ACCAAAACAACAAATATCTAATCAATGTTTGGACTAGTAGTGACGGGAAACCTTCAAGCAACATTAAACAATGTTTGGATTCTTGGTGACGGGAAACTTCAGTTCCACATCATATTCCATGTACAGAATTCCCACCGAAGAGTTGGTGAGGGTGGAATTGGTAGTAACCATAATTCCAACCCCACCCGCAACTGTTAATCTGGACTCGGAAGAACTAGTGGAGACTGGATCAACATAATACCAGTCTAACACAAAATCTTTAGAGTCCAGTTTAATGGATGACTCTCCATAGAGGGGAACCTGGGTGAACTTCCTACATTGGGAGAGCTCACTCAGGGTTCCATCTCCACCAGGTGCCCACTGGGTGGCTTCTTCCGCATCTGGGAAGAAACCCATGGCCATATATCCAGATTGGGTTGTTCCCGTAGTGGGAACATATCTAATCGTGATATTATGGAACCTGTACATTGAATACTGATCTGCAATTGCAGTTAACCAGGAGAGGCCGGTATCTGAAGCCGAGGGAGCAACACGGAAGAAATTACGTGCAGTATAAGGGGTAGTAGCACTACCCACCAATGCCACATTCAATGCTTCCTGGTTCCTCACTCGAATCGTTGAGGTCGGACCACGATACATAGAGATAGCAGGATTGGAAACAATCTGTTTCCTAGCTATAATCTGTGACGAGATCCGATCACCGGACTTCTCCTTGTTCACCGAGACTTTCTTAACTTGTTTCTGTTGTTGCATATTTGCCATTATGTGTGGTACGTTAATCTGTGTAATATTGTATACGAGATGTGGAATCTGAATAATTGGTTTGCTTAAGGATCGTTTTATCATAAACTTGTGCCCGGAACTCATCCTCATAACATATTTGCTCGTCAGGAACCATCCCGAAAGCTTTCCAAAATGAGTACCGGGTCTCGTCCTCATCTATGGAAAACTCGCGCTTGTGACTAGCATAGCTGCGCCAAGTTCGGGGTCCGACAAAAGCGTCATGAAGAACACGTTCGACAACCTTCTCGCGTACACCAAATCTGAGAAAACTTCGATAAAAAGCATCAAGCACAGGCATGCCCTCATAAAGGGCAAGACCGCAAATGCCAGTGGCGTACATCACCTCTTCATAAGTGGCATAGTCACGGCTAGTAATGGATAGAGCGTCTTGCTTTAAGACTTTCTGCACATTCCTGACCATCATGTAATTACCATTGCCACAATGAACAGGTCGACTCTGACAAAACTCAATGTGTTCCAGTTCAAAAGCAGGGGGCTCAATAGTCATCTCAAAACCATATTGTAAATGGTGATCAGGTAAATTATCAAGAAGATGAAGATTCTTGCGAGATATAAATATCCCACAATCATCCCCATCATCAATAAACCTCCATTTACAAGGCAAAGAAATCAGATAATGGTGAGTAACAGCACACATTAATATAACGTTCCCAAGTGCTGTATTCATATCACCTGATCCCCTGCACCCCTCCACTTCATACTTAACTGCCCCATCTGGAACATTGGCATATCCCTTGTTCTTAATTTGCCAACTTAGAAATCTCATCAATTCAGGGTCATTGCTAAACGCCTTCAAATAATAGGAGTGTTCATACTGTAAAGCTTGTGCTGAGATGTGCTGGTCAAAACGACTAGCGTCTAAACCAACAAAACAGCAATCCTCAATATCATCCCAATATCGCTTGATGTATGCTGCCCTATCCCAAGGCGCATCACATTTCATAACAACATGGTGACCAAACACCCTATCAATGCCCTTATAAACACACTTCTCGAGGGGCCTAAGATACCTGCCTATTAACACGTTATACTCATAACTACGTGGTTGTATCAATCGAGGGCAAGGGTCCTCTTTATTTGTCCCGTCATAAAATTCTGCCTTTATAAAAGTCTTCCAAAACCCATAATGGGCCTTAATGCCTGCCGACATCAAGTTGTTGACTGCAGTCTCATACCGCTTCCTTTTCGATCCTGTGTAACTGGCCACAAACTCTTCGTATGACCACACAGAAGGAGAAGTTATATGGTGTAAGACCTGATTGCGAAATTTCTCCAAACCGGAGAATGATATGGTTGGTTTTGGACAAGGTGCAAACTCACCTCCAGACTTTACATAATATAGGCGTTCTGTCAGCGCCCTCAACACCACTGACAGAGAGTTATTATAGAAGAAGACATTATTTGCTATGGAATCTCTAACATAACCATGTGCCTCTCTAACCTTAACTCGTCCGCGGTCGTGTAACACTTTGATGTTGCTGTGGGCCAATCGAACCTTGGCCTCACATCCCACCAACACGACGCGGCACCACTATTTACATTTCTCCACAAGTGGATTGAGTAAACTCAATATGTGAGTGGATTCCATCTCGTCAGCATCTTTCACAAAAGTTAAAGCAACTGCAAGATGGATTGACCGCAACATTTGGTGTTGCCTAACCCCATTGCCAAGCATAGTCTTGGATATGAGGTGATAAGCACACTTCTTGTTAGCTTCACTCAATACTGGGCAGCATAACTCCACGCGGGCTATTCTACTATACTTATAAGCCAATGGAACAAACTCTAACTCATTATCATCACCAGAGAAAATCTCCTGTAAATCAATGACGTCGAGTTTGCTCACCTTCTTCCAAGCCCGTTTAGATACGCGAGACTTAATATCCTCTGCAAGGGCGTCAACCTTTCCTTTATCGACCTCGGTTCTAAACCATGTGGCTACCATCGAAGATGTCTTGTTGTACACATAGGAAATGAAACGCGGGTTGCTGGCCAAGCAAACCCCAGTGGCAACAACACCAGCAAACGCTGCAATTGACAATCTAGTGTAAGAACTCATATTGCTGATATTGAATGCTCCATATTAATGAACAATGAATTAGGCTATTCCAGTGGGACTTACGTTTGTGCAATAAGGGAATGATGCTAATATACAGTATGATGTATTGGCCACCTCCACCTTTCGGGTGTGGGTAATTACCAAAGTCAACGCTATGGAGCTAACGTTGCTCGTGACCATGTCGACGCACTGGACCTAAAAGAGTGGTCATTAACCACCAACTGGCAGGGGAAGTT